ACCCTCCCGAGCGCCGCGCGCTCCGCTTGCGCTTCAGGCAGGCCCAACTCCTGGAAGATGCTCGCGCCTTCTCGCAGGCTGCGCTTCAGCGCCTTGCGCTCCTGCTTCTCCAGCCGCGCTGCTTCCTTGGCGTCGATCTCAACGACACCCGGCAGTGATGCGCCCATGCCGGCCACGCGCCCGCCGCCGAGCAGCGAGGAGACGTAGCGGCCCTGTTCCTTCGCCGCGTTCTCCACGACGACCTTGAAGGCCGCGGAGTCGAGCGCGCCGTCTTTGATGGGCAGCGCCGAGCCGTCGCCGATGACTTCGCGCAGCACCTGCGCTTTGGCGACATCGGGCAGGCTCATCGACTCGAGGATCCGCGATGCCTCCACCTGGGCATCGCCCCGGAGTGCACGGCGTTCCAGCAGCGTTACCGTGCCAGCCTGGGGCGCCAGCGCTTCCCTGATGGCGGTCTTCACCGTGTCGGCCACGAATGTCTTGATTTCCGCTTCGGTCATATCCACCTCTTCGGGCAGGATTCCGGCGTCTCGCGCCGCTTCAGCCAGGGCGAGCCCGCCGCGCCCTGCCTTTGTCACGTAGTCCACGCTCTCGACGTAATCGATACTCGCCAGCTCCGGCTTGCCGTTGACCATCTTGCCGGAGCCTTTGCCGCCCGCTCGAATCGACAGGCCGATGTGCGGCGCCCGCTCTTCGACCTTCTCGGCGTAGTCGGCCATGACCTTTGCTTCGGCGTACAGGCCAGGCCCCTTGACGCCCGCCGCATCCCATCGCGCATCGCTGGTGGTGATGGCGGCCAGATTGTTCAGGTCGCCTTCCGGTCGGCTGGCCTCTTCCGCCGCGGTCGGGTGATTCCAGAACATCAGCGTGCCGGCTTTGAACTGCGGCGCCGCTGCTTCGAGCACGTTGGCCGGGTAATGCGCCGTCGTGCCGGTGCCTGGCGAAATGAGCTTGATCGGGTAGTTGGTACGCGACTCGCGCAGCGGGATCTCGGCCAGAAATTCACCAGCGGATTCCACGAGCTGCAACATGCCCGGTACCGTGCCGCGCGCCGCCTCGCTGGTCTTCTCCTGCGCCGACTTCGGCAACTTGTATCCCTTGCGCTTGGCGATCTTGATGATGTTCGAGCGGATGGTGCTCGACGAGTAGTTGTCGCTGCCCGCGCGCCCGAGCGAATGAAACGCCGCGTCGACGTCGGCCTGCGCCTTGATCGGGAAGGAGCGATTCTTGCCGGCGAAGTCCTCCGCGCCCATCGACTTGCGCTCACTCTTTGAGATGAACCGCTCGTACAGCGGCAGGCCGGTGTAAATATTCTCGGCCTTGAACGACTCTTCCATCGAGGCGTAATGGTCGGCTTCATCGGCTTCGGGCTCGTACACCGTCCGCGGCCGCACGCACTCGGCACCCTCGGTGTCAATCGTGCACGTCGCCGCCTGGCCAGCCGTCATGGACATCTCGTACGCCGCGCGCTTCGTCTCGCCGCCGCACGAATAAATTACGTCGCCGGATTCGCAATCGCCGAAGTGGTCAATGTAGTACGCCCAGGTGCCTGTGCCCTTGTAGGCGTCCTGGATGCAGTCGCGAAGGCAGTTCTCAATATCGTTGGCGCTGAGGTCGGTTGCGGCTTCCTGAAGCTGAACGGCGAGATGTAAAAACCCTGCGGATAATTTGAAGGCCATGGCCAGCGTCTGTCTTCGCGACGGTCGCTCGGTACAACCGGGATGATAACCCGCTTGTTTCGTAGGCGTCAAGCAAAGCGCGAAAAATCTTACTATGATAGGCGCATGGCAGAAACCGCTGAAGCAGTGGCCACGACCGTCAAACTTTGCTCAAAGTGCAGGCAGCATCCACGCGCCGACGAGGATGGGACGAACCCCTGGTGCCTTGAATGCCGCGCCGATTATAAGCGCGCTTACGAGGCAGGGAAGGCCGAGAAGATGAAGGACTTGGGATTCGTCAAGGGCGCCGAGGCGATGAAGACCGCGCTCCTCAATGGCGTGCGCGCCCAGCACCCTGGCCTGATGACAAACTATGCTGCCGTGGCGCAGTGGATCAGTGAGTTTCCGACGCCGCGGCATTGAGGCTTATTCGCACATGCCCGCTCCTGACGGGCAAACAAGCGTTTTATCGTCGTCGTAGAAGTCTTCGAATAGTGCCGGCGTTCGTTCCCTTGCTCCCTTGCCGGTGTGCGACCATCGCACCACGTCGTCAATCGTGCAAATGGCTACCTGGCGGCCGTCCTTCGTCGGAACCGTCCGCGATCTGAAGCGAGGGGGTACTGTTTTGGCATGGAAAAATGTCGAGATGCCGCGGCCAAAGTTCGGGTCTAACTCCTGCGAGCGCAACTCGTCGATACGTTCGGGGAAATGAATCGAGATCAGCTTAATTTCCGATTTGTTGCTGTTGATACATGGAAAGCAGCCTACGCGCTTAAACCCATAGCTATACAACTTGTTGAGCGGCACTCCGTACGTCTTGTGCATGGCAACGACCTGCTCAAGGCTCTTGCGCAAAAGCGGACGGTTCACGGTACAGCCGAACATGTCGTCAAAGCCGCGATCAACGAGTTTCGCTCTGTCGGCGCTTTCTCCGGCCCGTACGCCCGAATGTACGATAACTTCGTGGCCGTTGCGGATCAAAGACTGAACATCTTCACGAGTCGGAATCACTTTTAGGAACTGCGTACAGAACCTCGCCCTGCGGCTCGGGAAGCGGCCTTTCCACCGCGCCAATTCCATAAATCCGCGTTCGGGATGGAGTGTAACCACTGGCTGGCAACCATGTTTGACAACGTATTCCGAAAGCATCGCGACGTGTTCGTAAACGAACCGATGCTCGTTTTCGGTGTCGCAGAATGTGAATCGGATGGATTCGCGCGGCACGCCGCTTTCGTGGATCAGCCAGAGTGTGGTTCCGCTGGAATCCTTGCCGCCACTCAACCCACAGTAATTGATGACCATTCCCTAATTATAGCGCAATTGCGCAATCAAGCGTACACCCGCCGCACCGTATCCCGATAAACCACGCTGCACTCGCAGTTTGGATGCTGTGGCGGTTCGTCCACTGGCTCATCGCCGCCAGGGAAGAAGTCGCTCTCCTCGATTTCCCCCTCGTCGGAATTCTCGATGCAATCCTCACAGTTGCCCGATCGCCCACCCGGCCCGAGCACCCACCGCTTGAGTGTCACTTCCTCGTAGTAATACGCGCCGCGCGCCTCCAGCAATTCGGCGAGGTCTTCGGCCGCCGCGGTCAGTTCCGCTTCGAGCGCGGTCACCTCGGGCCGCGGCTGGACGAGCACCGCCTCCCCTTCGTCGCGCGCGATTACGCTCGGCGTTACGAGCCAGTGCAGGATGTCCGTCTCGCTGTCGATTTGCGCCACGGCGCCGTGAGGGAAGTGCACCAGCGCCGGTGATGCGCCGGTCATCATGGCGACGAGCTCCTGCACCAGCGGGCCATGCGTTACGGCAATGACGCACTCCGCGCCGGCTTCCTTGCCGATACGGATGATCTCTTCCCATGCCTGCTCGGGGTCGGCGTCCGGATCGAGCAGCCCTCGAGTGGCCTGCAAGCGGTCGACGCCCAGGCGGTCAGCGATGCGCTTCGCCGTCTGCCGGCTGCGCTTCATGTTGGATTCGATGACCACCTCGGGCTTGGTGGTCTGGTGCTTCAGCCAGCGGCCGACGAGCCGCGCCTGCGCCTTACCTGTGGATGTGAGTTCGCGCGTCGGGTCTTCCCGCGGGCCTGATTCGCTTTCTCCGTGGCGGCAGATGAGGATTTTCACTTGAACGCCACCTGCAAATTGTGCGCCATGATGTCCTTGATTTTCTCGCGGCTTTCGTCTATCGCCGGGCGCATATACGGCTGAGCGATCATGCCGGGCCAAGTCGGCGAGTACGGCCCAGGCCCAGCGCCTGCCGATGAAGCGCCCGCGATTCCTGTCCCAAATTCCACGTAGACATCGTAATCGGTATGCGGTCCAACGCGCCCCACTACGGTCTTGCCTGGCTCTTCCAGCGGATCGATGGTGATGGATGCCTGCAATGCGCCAGTATCCACCGGGCAAAGCTCTTTGGCGCGATCGCGGATCAGCTCCAGCGATTCCTGTACGCCCATCCGCACCGCTGGCGTTACGCGCGCCTCTACGAAGCGGCCCAGGTCGCTGCGCGGCCGGAAGGTGGCAGTCGCGCGGATCATTTGATCGTCGAGTACCGCATGATCCCTTCGGCCGCCACCCAGCAGGCAAGGCCGATAAGGGCAGTGCGGCTGAGCCATGGGTTCGCTGGCGGGGTCGGTGGCGCCGTAAATGCGGCGATCACCAGGAGCGCGAATGCAAAGCAGTAGAGAACTAATATCGGCATGGCTTGATCGTAGCCGCAACCGGGCGCGGCGTCCAGTGCATCACCCCGCCGAAGTCCAGCGGGCGCCATTCACAGCCGCAATCGGGACAGTGCCACACTTCGGAGCGCTGGAGTAGATTGCCGCCCTCTGGCGATGCGGCCCTCTCCAGGTGCTTACCGCAGCATTCATCAGCTTCCCACGTGTGTAGCATGGCCATTCCGGCTCACACCTTGGTCGCTCGCTCGAAGGCGCTATGCGAGTTGAGCGCAAAGGATTCCAGCCGATACCCTTTTCCAACAGCATCGTAGCCTTGCGGGCAAGTCACGAACGAAGCAAATCCGCTCGGGGTCAGATATCCTTCCGGCTTTGCTTGACCGAACCAACGGACTTGGACCTCTACCCGATCCTCGATGAAACGCGCAGCGCTGACACAGCCTAGCGCGTTCGCCAAATCCCCTTCGACCGGATAACGGTTATCGTCGTCTCCGCGAATTACGAATCGACCGGGCGCGGTCCTCGCCATGTTTTTCAGGTTTCCGACGCTGTAGGCTCGGCCGTTCAGATTGCGCCCTAGATGCGCTACGACCGTCCATCGCTCCCCTGCGCGCGCTGTCGCTATTGCGGTCGGGATAATGCCTATGAATGTACGTCTATCCATGTCCGTTCCTCCCTGCTGCCTCGTAAGCCTTAGTCGCGCGGTCAAGTCGCGTCAGCGCCGCCCGCAGAGCCTGCGACTCGCGCAAGTTATCGTCTGGCTGCTCCGCTCGCGCCGGGTTGACGCCACCAGGCAGGCCGACAGGCGGGCGCGCAATCGGTGGCGGCAGCACTTCCGTGGTGCGGTCCCTGTCGTACTCGCTCTCCGGGTATTGCTCCTCTACCAGCTCGTCGCCGTTGTCGTAGTCGAGCAGGTCGTAGAGATGGCGTACGGTTTCCTTTTCGTCCGTGCCGATGAACTGGCCTGCGCGGTTGCCCATCGTCGCACCCTGCACAGTGGCCTCCACAAGGGTCTTCAGATCACCTTCTCGGATGGCCGGGAAGTTCACGCGCACGATAAGTTCGGTCTTGGCGAGCTTGCGGCCGGCCTCGTAGATGTTGATGACTTTACCCTCGATGCGCTTCTCCACCTTGGCGTATTCCATCCTGGTTCCATCGGCAGACCGTACGCGCTGGCATTCGCGGATACGCACCTTGCCCGGATCCAGGCCGGCCGCTTCCAATGCCTCGCGTAGTTTGCCGCTCGGGGCTTTCTTGCTCGTGTTCAGATGGCGCAGGACGATTACCATCAGGTCTTCGCGCCACGCCTCCTGTTTTTCGAGCATGACCGTCTCGGTGGGCCTGTCGAGCGAAGTTGCCGTTGCCAGGTTGCCGGTCGAAACATCGCCAAGGAACGTCTCGGGCACGCCGAAGACCATGCAGCACATGAGCAGGTAGCGGCGCACCTCCTCTGGGTCGTCCGACGCGCCCCGCATCTTCATCAGTTCGAGC